GATGAATATAAAATAGTAAATAGAACAGGTACACCTGTAGATAATGACTATGCTAAATTCACAGATGCTAATACAATTGAAGGAAGAAGTTTTTCAGAAGTAAAAACAGATTTAAGTTTAGGTAATGTAACAAATGAATCTAAAGCCACAATGTTTACTTCACCTACTTTTACAGGTAATGTAACAGCCTCAGGAAATATAAGTGCAAGCGGCATAACAGTAGCGGGTGATTTAACAGTAGCTGGTAGTATAATACATAGTGGTGATACCGATACTAAAATTGCATTCACTACTAATGCTGTTGAAATAAATGCAGGTGCTCTATCAGTATTTGAATCTTCTGTTACGGGCAGTGTATTACCTAGTGTACACCAAAATGTATTTGATACAGGTTCTGTAGCATTAGCTGCTAATAGTGCATTTGGTGATATTGTTAAATTTGGAGGTTCTACTACAGTAGCAGGAGGGGTATACTATTTAAAATCGGATGGTACTTGGGGCCTTGCACAAGCTAATGCAGTTGGAACAGCTACATCTTCTTTAGCAGTAGCAGTAGGTACTAATTCTACTACAGATGGTATGTGCCTAAGAGGATTTGTAAACCCATTTACTGACCCGGATGCAGGAACAGGTAATCCTGTTTATTTAAGTGATGTTTCTCAGGGTAGATTCCAAGCCACTGCTCCCGATAGTAATAATGATGTAGTTAGAATATTAGGATACCAATATGGTACTGATTTAATTTATTTTAACCCAAGTAACGACTTTATAGTAATAACAGCATAATGAGTAACCATTTAGATAATTTAATGCTAAGCCAAAGTTTATTGGCTGAACAGATACAAGAAGCACAACTAATACAAGACGAAGAAGATAAATTAAATTCTCCTGGCTATGTATATTCCCAGTTAAAAAACCATTCTGACACTATTAGAACTATCCCTTATGATAGTAGTAGTGGATTTAATTACCCCTTATATGATCATTTAACTAATAATACTTTAAATTTATCTTTTACTAGAGAATATTATTATACACCTGATTATAGAGACGGTGCTATATTTAGATACATTCGTTCAGATAGAGAATTAACAGGCAGTGCTTCAACCCAACCACCTAATATAACATCAATTAACATAATATAAAATGGCAACTTTTTTCGTTTCATCCCAAAATGGTAATGACAGTAACGATGGTACATCTGTAGGTACAGCTAAAGCATCTATTTCAGCAGGTATAGGGTTACTTTCGTCTGCGGGTGATATAGTTCGCATTGGTCCAGGATATTATCCTGAAGCTTCATCTATTACTTTTTCAGTTGATGGTACTTTAGAAAACCCAATGCAAATTATAGGTGATCCCGAAGCTCAATTTTTAACAAGTGATAATCCTGGGGAAGTAGTATTAGCTTGTAGAAATGCAGATGGGACTACTGCGGGTCTTTTTACTAAGGTATTAGATTTTACTAATGACGATCATTACTATGTAAAAAATTTAACAATTTTATCAGGAGCCCCTGGAAGTTCTAATGCTAGGTGCGTAAATAGTGCAAATAGTGATGGTATTTATTTTGAAAATTGCCATTTTGTAGGGGGTTATTATGTTGTGGGTGGCGATTCTAATAACGATACAACATTTTATAATTGTTCTTTTATAGGGAGTAGAAATGGTGTTCTTTCAGTAAATTGTATTAATTGCGTTTCTATAGGAAGTTTTTATCCATACTATCGATCTTACTTATATAATTGTATTGCTATAGGTGGGTTTTATGGTATAAATGATTGCTATAGCGATGGATATGGAAGTTCAACTTCTGATTATGGGGCAGTATATAATAGCATAGCGATAGGTGCATATTATAATTATAGAAATCCCGCAGGCAATAATATGATATCTTTTGGTGCTTCTGGTAGAGGATTTTATTATGGTAACCATTATGCAATAGGAGCTTATAGTATATATGATGAAAATTCTCATTATGATGGCCAAGTTCAAAATGCTGGTGTGTTTCCTAATGTTAATAGCGGTTCAGAAAGATCAACAGCTTATGCTTTGATGGGCGATAATATAAACGTTAGTCCAGATAGTGCTGAATTTACAGTTACGGGTGTTTCGGGTTCAACTTATATAGGTTACTCAGGTATGGCTAGAGATGTTGCCCATATGCTTAGACTAAGAGTCCCCGAACAATCTGGTTTTGATTTATTACCTACAGGTAGCACAGGAGAAAATTTCTTTTCTACTAAAATTACAGGGTCTACTAATGTAGGTAATAGATTAGAAGCATTACAAGCATTTGTTTCTGGTGCAGGATTAAGATTTGCTGCAAACGCTTTAAAAGATACTTATATCCCACCAGCTGAAAGAGACCTTATAGGTACCCCCCTACAAGGACTATCTACTCAATCAGGTTATCTTGATTATGAAAGAATTAAAGGCGGTTACCCTGGTCCTTACTTTAATGGTAGACATAATTTAGAATTTGGATCAAGTTTTATTTCTAGTAGTGATCACGCAATTAAATTAAGTGATTATGGTTCTTACAACATAGGATCTTATGCACATAATAGTATTACTGCTTCTGTTGGTGTAAAATATAACGCAGGTACTCCCCCTGAAATCAGAATAGTTAACCCAAATACAGGCCATCCTTTAGTTTCACAAGCAGCTTCAGGTACAGGTGACCAAACAGGTGCTTATCAACATTTATCTGTTCAAACAACCGCTTCTGGTCATGTAGATATAGTACTACACAGCCCACATCCCCCTACAAGTGCCCCAACTGATGAGGTACATGGAGGATCAGGTGCTATTGTATATTTTGCAGACCTTAAAATTAATGAAGGATAATGAAATTAGTACAAGGTAGAATACCATTTATTCAAACTCCTGATCAATCTAAACTTGTTCAGGGTAGAGTACCATTTATAAGGACCCCACAACCACAAAAGAAAACAGCAGCAGCAGCGGCCCCCGCAGCAGATGGACCTGATAATTTAGCTTCTTTTAGTGGAGTAGCTAAAGCTAGTATTGCATCAGTAAATGGAGTTGCTCTTGCAAGTATTGCATCAATAAATGGTGTTTCTTAATTTTAACATATATGTATATTCAAACATAAAAATTTAAAAGTTATGGCAATTAAAGAATCAAAGACATTAGAAGCTCAAGAATTAAATGCTCTTAAAGAATTAAGAAAAAATATTAATACTCTTACTTTTCAAAGAGGGCAAATAGGGTTAGCTGAAGATAATTTAGAATTACAAAAAATTACAATTCAGGAAGAAATGCAAAAATTAGCCCAAGAAGAAAATAAAATATCTACAGAACTTTTTGAAAAATACGGTAAAGGTAATGTTGATTTAGATGCAGGTACTATCACTCCAGTAGAGTAAATTAATATTTGTTTTAATTATTTTTTAGATATTTATTACTGGTCTGAACCCTGTTAATGTTTTTGACAGATAAGTCCATATTTATATACAACAACGTAATCTAAAAAATAATGGCTGAACAAATAGTATCACCAGGAGTATTTCAGAGAGAAACTGATCAATCATTCATAACACCTGCCCCGGTAGAAGTAGGGGCAGCAATAGTTGGCCCTGCTGTAAGAGGTCCTGTAGAAAGACCTACAGTAGTAACCTCTTTTGCTGATTATAAAAATAAATTTGGTACAACTTTTGTATCCGCTTCTGATAACTTAGAATTTTTTACCTCTATAGCAGTACAAAAATTCTTTGCTAATGGAGGTAATAGTATATTAGTTACTAGAGTAGCTACTGGTTCATTTACTGGTGCTACAAGTACACATATTTCTGCTTCGGATAAAGCGAGTACTCAACCCTTTACATTAGAAACATTAGGTACTGGAGAGGTAATGAATAACTCAACCGCTCTTTTAGATGGTGGTAAACAGTTTGGAGATGGATCATTAATGACAGGTTCTAGAGATAATTTAAGATATGAAATTTCTGGAATTAATAATACCGCGGGTACTTTTAATGTATCAGTGAGAAGAGGAGACGATAACCGTCAAAATAAAATAGTATTAGAAACATTTGTAGGTTGTAGTTTAGACCCAAAATCTGATAATTTTATCTCGAAAGTAATCGGTGACCAAACTACAGAAGTTACTACACAGGAAGGTCAAACATTTATCAAAATTGTAGGTGATTACGCTAATCAATCTAAATTTATAAGAGTAGCATCTGTAAATCTAAAAACAGATGATTATATACTTAATGATGGAAGTGTAGGTACTGACGCTGTTGGCATACCTTATAGTGCAAGCTTACCAATAAACCAAAGTGGATCTTTCTTTGATGGCACAGGTACTAACGATTCATCTGGTGGTGCAAATGGTCCTCTAAATTGTTTTGAAAATATAAATAGTGATAACGCCCAAGGCTTACAAGCAAGCGATTACACAACAGCTCTAAATATTCTTAAAAATACAGATGAATATAGATTTGCTACTTTAACTCTACCAGGAATATATAATGCCGATTATGCAGGAGCAGTAGCATCAGCTGTGGAACTTTGTGAAACTAGAGGTGATTGTTTTTATATTGCCGATATGGTACCCTATGGTTCAAATGTAACAACCGTTACAGGTGAAGCAGGAGAGTTAAATACTAATTTTGCTGGTACTTACTGGCCGTGGGTTAAAGTCCCATCTACAGAATTAAGTAGAAATGTATGGGCACCCGCTTCAACAGTAATGCAAGGTGTATATGCCTTTAATGACCGAGTAGCTGCTCCATTCTTTGCCCCAGCAGGATTAAATAGAGGTGGCTTACCTATTGTAAGATCAGAATTTAAAGTAACACAAGCTTTAAGAGATAAATTATATGATAATAAAGTTAACCCGATTGCTACCTTCCCAAGAGTAGGACCTGTAGCATTTGGCCAGAAAACACTACAGAAAAAAGCAAGTGCTTTAGACCGTATCAATGTTAGAAGATTATTAATTACTCTTAAAAACTTTATAGGTGATACTTCTAAAAACTTAGTATTTGAACAAAATACAACTCAAACTAGAAATAGATTCTTAAACGCAGTAAATCCATTCTTAGAATCAATACAACAAAGACAAGGTTTATTTGCCTTTAGAGTTGTAATGGATGAAACTAATAACACTGCTGAAGCAATAGATAGAAACCAATTAGTAGGCCAAATATTTATTCAACCTACTAAAACAGCTGAGTTTATAATATTAGATTATACAATTCAACCAACGGGAGCTACATTTAACGACTAAAAGTTTAAGAACATTATATTTATAACAAAATAACAACACAATGGCAATATTAAGTTCAGCAGATATGTTCTATACGGCTTACGAACCTAAGCTACAAAATAGATTCATATTTTATATAGACGGTATTCCTGCTTATCTAATTAAATCAGCAGATAAACCTAAATACACCGCAGAAGAAGTAGTTCTTGACCATATTAATGTAAAAAGGAAAGTTAAAGGTAAATCCGACTGGACTCCTATTACTTGCACATTATATGATCCTGTAACCCCTTCGGGAGCCCAGGCAGTGATGGAATGGGTTCGCCTCCACCACGAATCAGTAACAGGTAGGGATGGTTATTCTGATTTTTATAAAAAAGATATTAGATTCAATACTTTAGGCCCTGTTGGTGATGTAGTAGAAGAATGGATTTGTAAAGGTGCTTATGTAACTAATGCTGAATTTGGAAATGGTGATTGGACTTCATCTTCGCCTATGGAAATTAGCTTAACAATTGCTATGGATTATGCAATCTTAAATTACTAAGATTCTTAACATAAATAAATTAAGAGGTGCGCAAGCACCTCTTTTTTTTACATATGTATATGCAAACATATAAAGTTGCAATATGGAAAATAAATCACTATTCCCCACAGAAGAAGTTACAT